CCAGCTGGTACAATTTGGTGGAAAACAACTGCAACAGGTAGTGGTTTTAGCCCAGCACTTAAAAAATACAGCATGTCCAAGGATTCGTGGCAAGCTATTCCGGCCCCAATGTATGATTACCCACCCAGTGCAATTTATGGCCTAGATCCAATTGGTGGCGGCGCAAATCTTGTACACGGTCAAGTAGTTTCTTTCTTTGGTGCTACTGATTCAACTGCTAATAGATTAAGTTTTAGCGAGCAACAGGTAGGAACACAAACGGTTGCCACTGGTGGTACACCAACTGCGTTCCCGGGAACAGGTTCGTTTACTATCCAAGCAACTGCACCAGGAACTCCAAATATGAGTTCAGCAGTTACTATTAGCCCAACATCTGGCGCAAGCGGATTCGTTACTGCAATTTTAGCGGCTAACATTCCTTACGTTACAGCACAATCTAATACTGATGGTACAGTAAGCGTTATCCATACCAAAGGCGGACATATCGTTCTAGCTCAAGTAACTGGTACGAACTTAGCTAATGCTGGATTTGTTACAGGTAGCGGATCAGGCTTTGTAGTACTAGACAACGGAAACATTGCTGTTAACAATTGGAACGGTATTACACGTTCTGTTGTTTACAGTTCAACAGAGCCATATGCCGCCCCAGCAGATGGCACACTATGGTACTACAGCAATCCAACAGACATCGATGTAATGATCAGTGATGTTGGTGGGTGGAAAGGTTACAAAAACGTTTCTGCAGATATTCGTGGTTACAACTTAGGAAACACAGATCCAGCAGGTGTTATCGTGTCTGGAACACAACCAACTAGCCAATCTGACAGCTCAATATTAGAAGCTGGCGACTTATGGTTGGATACATCAGACTTAGTAAACTTCCCGGCTCTATCACGTTACAATGGTACTGCATGGGTAGCAATTGATAACACTGATCATATTAGCAACAATGGTATTATTTTTGCTGATGCACGGTGGGACGGTACAGCCGGCAGTTCAGTTGGTAATACCACTGATGTTGCCGCAGGCGTATTGCCTTCAACAGTTACACTATTAACAAGTAATCATACTGATGTTGATTGCCCAGATTATCGTTTATATCCACGTGGAACAATCTTGTTCAACACACGTCGTTCAGGCTACAACATTAAGAAATTTGTAGGCAATTACTTTACTCAGTTCTCTGGCACGTCCGGATATGTAGTTAAAGATGCTTGGGTTAGTGTAAGTGGTCTTAAAGAAGATGGTACTATGTATGCTGGTTCCGCCGCACAACGTAACATTGTTGTTGCCGCAATGAAATCAGCTGTTGACAGCAACACTGATGTACTAGATGCAAACTATAATTTTAACTTGTTAGTTGCTCCTGGTTATCCAGAGTTAATTCCTAACTTGGTAACATTAAACAACAACCGTACAAGTACAGGTTTTATTATCGGTGACACGCCAATGACATTGGCACCAAACGTAACTGATATTACAGCATGGGAAAGTAACAAAAATGGTAACGGACTAGCAACAGCTAGCCCATATCTAGGTGTATATTACCCAGCTGGTTTAACAAACGACTTGGCAGGCAACACAGTAGCAGTACCAGCAAGTCACGCAGTATTACGTACATTCTTGTACAATGACCAAGTTGCATATCAGTGGTTTGCTCCAGCTGGTGTTAACCGTGGCCTAGTAAGCAACCTAAGTGACATTGGTTACGTTGATATCAACTCAGGTGCATTTGTACACAACGGTGTTAACCAAGGTCTACGTGATGCATTGTACAGTATTAACGTTAACCCAATTACACAATTGCCTGGCACAGGATTAGTTGTATGGGGTCAAGAAACACGTAGTGGTGCTGAAACAGCACGTAATCGTGTAAACGTTGTTCGCTTAGAAAACTACTTACGTACAATCTTTGCCACAATCAGCAATGGCTTCTTGTTTGAACCAAACGATACAATTACACGTAAGAGTATTGCAACTCAAATTGAAAGCGCATGTAACGATTTATTAAGCAAGCGTGGTCTATATGACTTCTTAGTAATCTGCGACACAAGTAATAACACACCAAGCACTATTGCTAATAATCAACTGTATGTTGACGTAGCAATTGAGCCAATGCGTGATGTTGAGTTTATCTACATTCCAATTGCGTTATACAATCCCGGAACTGTAAAACAGCTTGGTGCAAGTTCAACTTAAGAATATAGATAAATAAGAGTATAGGAGAATATTATGGCCGTAGCAAGTTTAAGTAAGTTTACAGTTCCTTTAGCGAACAACCAGTCAGCAGACAATCAAGGTCTGTTAATGCCAAAATTATCGTATCGCTTCCGTGCGAACTTTATCAACTTTGGCGTTACAAACCAAACAAACGAATTGACTAAGCAGGTTGTTGATATCAAGCGTCCAAACGTAAACTTTACACCAATTACACTTGATGTTTACAACAGTAAGGTATACTTACAAGGTAAACCAGAGTGGCAAGAAACAACAATCAACTTACGTGATGACAGCACCGGTGCAGTTAGTAAGTTAGTTGGGCAACAAGTTCAGAAACAGTATGACTTTATGGAACAAGCTAGTGCGGCAGCTGGTATTAACTACAAGTTCCAACTAACATACGAAATGTTAGATGGCGGCAATGGTACAGTTATGCCTAATGTTCTTGAAGCATGGGAATTAGACGGTTGCTTCCTAAGTCAAGTTGACTGGGGTTCAATGGACTACAAGAGTAACGATCCAGTGCAAATCGCTTTAACAATTCGCTTCGACAATGCTATTCAAACAGTTGGTGGCGGCGTTGGTACTAGCGTAGTTAGCATGACACCTGGTTCTAGTGTAAACTAATTAGTCGTTTTAAATAAACTAAACCCGGATTAAAACCCGGGTTTTTTTATGGCATAAATATTAGTATGAACCAACAACCGCAAGAAACTATTTTACGTAGCTATCAACATGGTAAGAAAATATTTGTTGATAGTAACTTCCGACTGAGTCCCAAGTATGGTTTTTTATTCTATGTTGAGTTTGACTTCAATCCGCTAATTACTGAAATTAGCAATCAAGCCGCGCAAGAACTAGGCATGGTAGTTAAGTCAGTGTCGTTGCCAAAATTTTCAATTGATACCAAAGTACATAATGCGTATAATCGCAGAAATCTTGTACAGAACAAAATTAACTATGATCCAGTAAACATTAGTTTCCGTGATGACCAAGCAGATAACGTAAAACAATTTTGGTATGACTACTATAGTTATTTCTATCGCGACCCAGACTATGCTGACGCAACATATTCGGCACAGCACAAATATCAAAGCCGTCCAAGTTTTGACTGGGGATACAGTCCACGACCAGCAGTAGGATACAATAATGCAAATGGTACACAACCAGTACAGTATATACAAGCAATAAGAATTTATAGTTTATACCAAGGTAACTTTAGCGAATACCAATTAGTCAATCCAATGATTACTAGATTTGCTCATAGTGATCACGACATTAGCAACAGTGATTTTATGTCAATGGACATGACAGTAAACTATGAAACCGTGAAATACTTAGAAGGAAAAGTTACAAACAATACAGTGGGTGGATTCATGGATTTGCATTACGATACTACACCAAGTCCATACCCTAGTTACCCAGGCACTACACAAAATGCTCCGCAATCTAGCTCTAACACAAATCAAATAACAGATTTAGCCAACAATCAAACGGCTATCATGCCATTTATTCGCAGTGACGTTGCGCTACAAGCGGCCAGCGGAAACCCGTCTAATGCAGTTGCACCATTATTTAATCAAGTAACTAACGGCATGGCAGGCGGCGGAAATGGTGGCGGTTATAGTATACCAAGTCTTGGCAGCTTAACACAAGGTGTTACTGGTAGTGCGGTGCTAGGACAACAATTACAATCTGCTGGTATTGGCCTAGTAGGAAGTGCTACCAGTACATTAGCAAACGGTATTACCGGCGCAATAGCAAAAGGGCTTGGGCCCAATGGTTCAAGTATTGTGGGTATGGCCGCAAGTATTATTGCTAATCCAAATCAAGCATTAAAGACTATTGAAAACATGGCTACCTCATTGGTACTTGGTATTGGTATGAATTATTTAAATACAAAAATTGCAGAAGGGGTAGGAATATTATCGGGGGGTATTGAAAAAGGTGTAGCTGGTGGTGTAACCTCGTTATCAACAGCATGGGGTGATTCGTCGACTACACTTGGCGGTATAAACCTTGGAGTAAGTAATTTTCTTAACAACAATCTTCCGATTAATCTCAATACTAGTTTTGTGCCAGCCTCTCGGTTAGCGTTCGACCCATTGACTCATACTGATTCGGACTTCTAACTATGTCATCTAATAGCCAGTCAACAACAGCAACGAACATAACGGCACCTGACCTTACTCCTGCGACCGCAAAAAACAAAGCACCAAAATATTTTAATAATTTTTATGCCACTCCGTTTAATGTAAGTGCAGGTACCAATGATGCTATTGTTGCATTCTTTGAAAAATATACTCAAAATGCCACTGCTGGAAAAAACATGGCATCGGCAGTATTGTATACTGCAATGGCACAAAATATTGATCCAATGTCAGTACTAAGTGAATTTCAAAATTTACCTCGGGGCGAGTTAAATTCATACCTTGCGGCATTCCTAAATATTAGTCGAGCACCCACTAGTAGCCTTGGTATTAACAACGGCACCAAAACAACCAGCACATATATATCTAGAAGTATTATTTTATAATGTCCAAATACGCACAAGGCAAATTTCAACTACAAAATCCAGCAAAGTATGTAGGCAACAAAACTCCAACTTATCGTAGTAGTTGGGAATTTGTGTTTATGCAATTTTGTGACAACAATCCCAACATTATAAATTGGGCAAGCGAAGCAGTTCGAATCAACTACAAAAATCCATTAACTGGTAAAAATACAATTTATGTCCCAGATTTTTTAATTACCTACGGTGATGCTACTGGCAAGCAACACGCCGAAGTAATTGAAATTAAACCCAAAAAGGAAACCACTTTGGAGGGTGCCAAGAACATTCGTGACCAGGCAAGTGCTATACTTAATATGGCAAAATGGGAAGCCGCCCGTGCCTGGTGCCGAGCTCACGGAGTTACCTTCCGGGTAGTTACGGAAGATATGATTTTCGCCCAGGGCCGCGGCAAATAAATATTGGTATGACTAAAAAATTAGAATCACTATTTAACTTACCCCCAGAAACCAACATAGATATTACAGTTGAAGAAAGCACAAGTTTTGTTGAGCAAAATCGCGAGCTAATACTTGATGTTGATAATGCTATTGATCGAATAGATGCGGCCCTGCCCACAGTACACGATTTAGATACCGGCGATGCTGAATTAGATGTACTGGCTAAACTAGCACAAAGTAAAGCTGAAGATCTAATAGATTTGGGTATGAATGTAGAACCACGTTTTTCAGGTGTTATACTACAAACAGCCGGTATTATGTTAGGGCATGCCATTACAGCTAAAACAGCTAAACTAGATAAGAAGCTTAAAATGGTACAGTTACAGTTAGCTAAGGCTAAACTAGATCACCAAATTAAAAAAGACGCTGGCACACCAGAAGAACAGGCAGTAGAAGGCCACGGTGTAGTACTAGATCGCAATGATTTACTAAAACAGATACTTGCAAACAAGCCCAGCAAATAAGCCATCAGAGCTAAATATACAATATACAGGATTAATACAATGTTAAAGCCATTCCAAACTTACATTTTTGAACTAAGCAAGCCAAGCGAGTTCCGCATTAAATTAGCCGGCATCAACCCAACTGGTGAAGTAATGGACAAAATTAAAAATGCGCTTGAAGCATACCAACTTGAAAGCGTAAGTGCTGTTAAAAGTTTACCAATCCAAGAACACCGTGACTTCCCACAATGGGGCGGCCCATGCGAAGCATACCAATTTGATGTTACATTAACATACCCAACTACAAACATTGTAGTACGTCAACTTATTAAAGAACGTGCTGGCATTAATGTTGATTGGATTAATGTACGTAATTTAAATGAAGCAAACTATACCGACGAAGCCGAAGCAAATGGTAAAGACCATGAAGGCGCCTTACTAGACGAAACTGAATTAAAAGATGCGCCAGACGCACAAGCACTAGCTGGCCAAAGTCGTATTGGTAGTTTATTAAAAGAATTAGAATCTCGCAAGTTTGAGTTTGCCCAGGAAAGTAAAGAAGCTGGTAAGACAACAAACAATGCTCCAATGGGTGACAAAAGTCCAGTTGGAACAACGCAAAATAAAGTTTATAAAGTAAAAGGTTAAGACAATGAGCAAGAACCACCCAAACGATAATATGTATTCCATTCTTGGAAAACTAGAGGCACTAAAGCCAACACCTGAAGAGAAGCGTTTTGCTCTTGTAAAAGAAATTCGCGAAAGTGTTGAAGCTAAGGGCTCTGTACTACAGGGTGTTGATGCTGTTCAAGCTCGTCTAGCGAAACAATTTTCTGAAACAACTACTAACGAAGCTATTCGTGTTGCTGGCAATACAAAAGGTCCAGTTGGTCATTACTCGCAAATGAAACATGTTGGTAAAGATGGTAGTCCCGAAGCACAATCACATCGTGATGCTACTGCTGGCATGGCCCGGTCGGCACGTGCCGCTGGTAGCAAATTACCTTTTAACAAAACAACAGAGCCAACGGGTAAACTTGCCCCGGGTGGTTACAATGCAATGACCAAAGGTGTTACACCTATTAGAACTAGCACAGAAGAATGTGCTATGTGCGAATCTGGTAACTGCGAAGAACACGGAATGGTTGAGGGCGAAACAACATACAAAAACGGTGTAACTACACATCGTAAAACAGATTTCCCAGGATATCCAGTTGATGACAATGATGATATCGAAGATACAAACAAAGGCAAGCGCGGCCGCCCACGCAAGCATGCCGTTAAAGTAGCTAAGACTGATGCCGAAGGCAATAAACTAGGACGCGGTCGTCCAGCTAAAGTTAAAGCACCAACATACACTAAGATGTCCGATCCATTTGGACGTACAACAGGTGCTGTTCCTAAACCTAAAGTTAAAGGTCGTGTACATACATTAGACGAAGCAATGTCTATGGTAGAAACAAATTTAACTGAAGGCCGCCATATGGTCGACGAGTCAGGCGAAACACTAAAACATATTTTAAATCGTTTCAAACATGAAGTTAAATCATTCGAAGAGGGACACGATCTAGGCGATCTTTTGTTTGATGCATTGTTTGATTACTATTGTGACAATGGCGAAATGCCATACGGTACAGCTAAAGCACGTGATGGAGACCCATACGAATGGATCTCAGACCGTTTACATCAAGAATTGGGTACAGACGAAGCAATTGATCCCGCTAACCCACGTGACTATGACATTCCGGCATATATGCGTAAGGCATCTGGACAAGCACCGTTAACACAACGTGATGTTATGCAAAAAGATAAAAAGCCAGAACATGATTTTTATCAACGTCGTACAGGTGAAACACATCCAGACGCATTAAAAACTGAACTAGATGAACTAGCTCAACTAGCTGGTTTAAAAACTGAAGGCAATGCGTTCAGCGGCAAATTAGCTAACACAGCCAAAGGCGATAGTTTTGAGCAAGATGGTGAAACATTTACCAACAACAGCAGTATTGCTGATAAAGAATTAGACGAAGAAGAAACAGACGAAGGCAACGCATTTGGTCAAGCAGTACGTAATGCCAAATCTGATGGTGTACAAGCCGGCGAAAAAGTCAAAGTTGACGGAAAAGAAATTCCTGTAAAAGAAAGCATGGAACTGCCAGGCAGCGAAGAAAGCAACTTTAATATCAGCACAAGTTTAAGTAGCGATGGTAACAAAAACGTTACTGTTAGTGCTACAGGTGAACATGCCGCTAGTTTATTACAGATGTTACGTATAGCCGGTCTAGGCGATGGTGCTAAAGCACAAGAGCTACAAGCCGAACCAGAAATGGGCCAAGAAGAACCGGGCATTGAAGTTATTGGTATTGAGCCAGAACAAGAAGTCGACGAATCTGGAATTGATGTTGACGATGCTGGCGCAAATCCTGTAAATGCACCCAATCCACAATATGCTAGCATGAAAGGTTCTACTATGGGACCAGGCGAGGGAGATGCCGGAGAGAAAGCAATGAATCCAGATCGCCCTACCAAGAACAACGGCGACAATGCATTAGCAACTCCTCCATCAAGAGCACAAAAAACTCTTATTGCAGTTTCTGCACTAGAATCAAAACTTGCCGCAGAATACGAAAGTATTAAGAAACTTAGCTAATGAAACAATATAGAATCACCAGTGAACACTTTGTACCACAAGGCGAAACTGGTGATGCCGATGCTTTCATTGACCCCACAGAATTAAACGAACTCAAACGCCTAGCGGGCTTACCATTTAGTATTGGCGAGTCAACTGGTAATATGAGCCAACCTGGTCCTGTAGGTGGCATGTTGGATCAAGTTCCGCAAGCTGGAGAAAATGGTATTGTTAGTCCTGTGGGCACAACAGATCAGGCCAATGCTGGTAGCAATATCAGTTATACTGCACAAGAGCGCAATGCACTAGAAGCAGAATACTGTGCCAAACCCGGCGATGACCTATGGTTTATAATTAACTTTAGTCGACCATTCTTAAATGGTAGCCTGCGTGACAAGTGTGAAGACTATCTTCAAGCCCACCCAGAATATCGGCCGCGCACTCGTTAAGCCGCGTCTAACTCGGGTCTTCCAAGGTACTGATACCAACTATCTTGTTTGACACTAAACGGCATTTTCTTCCACTGGTTAACAAGACTATAATAATCAGGCTTGTATGGTTTAATCAACGGTTTAATCAATTTACTACCCTTGGCATGATTACATGATTTACAACTGGTAACACAGTTTTCCCATTGGGTCTTGCCACCACCGCTACGTGGGATAACGTGATCAATGGTTAAATCTTCATAATCAAACACATCGTCGCAATATTGACATTTGAATAAATCACGCATATATAAGTTATATCTGCTAAATTTAACAGATTTTTTATAATGGAAATAATCTTTGGTCACGCAGATACTAGGAACATTTATAGCTAAACGTTCGCTGTGTAGTATCCAGTCTGGATAGGTTTCGATAACATGAACCTTTCCCAAGTACATTAGCTTTATGGCATGTTGCCAGTTAATGACACTTAGGGGTAGTACGCTGATTGGTTCGTAGTTGCTGTTAAGTAGTAGTGTGTCTGACATTTGATTACCCGTTGGTGTATTCGAAGTTAAATATACTTATATGACAAGTATAACACAAAACTGTTTATGAGTAAAGAACTAGAAACGGCAATTATTAAGGCACCGTATAAACGGATGTCTTATACTGAAGTACAAATCAGGGAATTAGCCCGATGTGCTGACCCAGAAACGGGCCCATCTTACTTTATGGATAATTATTTCCATATACAACATCCGACTAAAGGTGCTATACAATATCATCCATTTGAGTACCAGGAACGTCTAGTTAGCACATATCACAATTATAGATTCTCTATATCACTAATGCCTAGACAAACGGGCAAATCGACCAGTGCCGCAGGCTATTTGCTTTGGTATGCTATGTTTGTTCCTGATTCAACTATTCTTGTTGCCGCACACAAGTATCTAGGCGCACAAGAAATTATGCAACGTGTACGCTATGCTTATGAGAATTGTCCAGACTTCATACGAGCCGGAGTTACTAGTTATAACAAAGGTAGCTTGGATTTTGAAAACGGAAGCCGTATTGTAAGTCAAACAACAACAGAAAACACAGGACGCGGTATGAGTTTATCACTCTTGTACTGTGACGAGTTTGCATTCGTTCGTCCGACCATTGCCAGCGAATTTTGGACTTCCATCACTCCTACACTAGCAACTGGTGGTAAGTGTATTATTACATCAACACCAAACTCAGATGAAGATCAATTTGCACAAATTTGGCGTAGTGCTAATAAATGCTTTGATGAACAAGGTAACGAAACTGAATTAGGGCAAAACGGATTTAAAGCATTCCGTAGCGCCTGGCAAGAACATCCGGATCGTGATGAGAAGTGGGCCGCACAAATGCGAGCACAGTTAGGC